AGTTAAGGCTCCTGAATTTGGTGAAAAGAGAACTCAACTACTTGAGGATATCGCAACAATTACTGGAGGAACACTTATCAGTAAGAGTAAAGGTCACAAGCTTGATACACTTAATATAGCAGACTTTGTAGGTAGTGCAAAAACGGTTACTGTTACAAGTAAGTCAACAACAATTGTTGATGGTGCAGGTGACCCAGAAGTTATTGCAAACAGAGTTAACGAAATAAAAGTATTACTTGAAAAATCAGATTCAGACTATGAGAAGGAAGGCTACCAACAAAGAGTGGGAAAGATGGCTGGAGGAGTAGCAATTCTAAAGATTGGCGCTGAATCAGAAATTGAAATGAAAGAGAAAAAGGATAGAGTAGAGGATGCATTACATGCAACTAGGGCTGCACTTGATGAAGGTATTGTACCTGGAGGTGGAATAGCACTAAGAAGTTGCTTTGATGACGAAGTTGAGGATGGAGTATTTGAGAATGATGATCAAGTAAGTGGATATAGAATTGTAATGCAAGCCATACAGGAGCCATTTAATCTTATTATGTCAAATGCAGGCTTAGATGCAAATCAAATATGGAATGAAATACATGCTTTTGACGGAATGACAGATGAAAGCACTATATCAATGAATTGGGGATTTGATGCAAGAACTGAACAAGTTGTTGATATGATGAAGTCAGGAATTATTGACCCAGCAAAAGTAACAAGAGTTGCACTAGAAAAGGCTGCTTCAGTTGCTGGTACAATTTTAACAACTGAATGTATAATTATTAATGAAAATAAAAATGAAGAAGAAGCTGCTCCAATGGGTGGTGGATTTGGAATGATGTAAGGAGAAAGACATGACACAAGGACAACAATTTATGGACGCACTAGTTAGAAGATACCAAGCTCAAAAGGCTGAGGGAATCGCTATACTAAATTTATACGCAAATCAATCAGTAGGTGTTGGCGAACACCCAGACATTTTAGGTGAGATGGACAAAGCAGTAGATACTATATCATCAGCTGATGGAAAGATTGCTTTATTAACTTCATTACTAAATGTAAAAAAGGAGGAGGGCAAAGATGAATAATGGTGGAAATATGAATCTTAACATTAAGCCAGAAGATATGAAAGATGTTAATTGTGATGAGTGCGAAGGTCAAACATTTGTACCAGTCTTTCTATTTAAGGAGGTATCTGCAGTAGTCTCTCCAAACGGAAAGAAAAGCTTAGTACCAATGCAGATATTTAAGTGCGATGAGTGTTCACACATTAATGATGCATTCCTACCTAAGTCTAAGAAAGACAATGAGGGGCTAAAGATTGTCTAAGACAGATAATATAAAGCACCCAAAGCACTACACCAGGGGAATTGAGATGTGGGAATACGCCCACTCTCAAGACCTTGACTTCTTTGAAGGCAACATAATAAAGTATGTTACAAGATGGAAGGATAAAAATGGTATTGAAGATCTATTAAAGGCAAAGCAATACTTAGACAAACTAATCGAATTCAAGGTATCAGAACAAAATGATTAAAAGTGAACAATTAAAAAAAGAGGTAGAATCATATCTAAGTAAGGGAAAGTCTTCTGGCCTAGATCAGTGTGCAACATTCTTAGCTTCAAGCTATCATAGAAATATAGGTATTCCTGCAATGGACCCAGTTGGTAATATAGCAATAAGGACTACAGTGTGGGACAATTCATGGGGAGATCAAGACAAGTATTCTAGAGGCCCAGATGAGAAAAAGCCACCAACAGATTGGAAGTGGGATGCAGTAACTGGTAAGTATCAGTTTACTGGAGGTAAGGTTAAAGGCTTGTTTGATGCATGGAAGAAGTGCTTCCTAATTCAGTCGAAGATGAAAGTTTCAATGGGAAAGCCACCATATCTACTACCAGCAACTGCAATAATTACATACTGGACTGGCCAGTCATTCCTACCAATAATACCAAACAGCCCAGGCATCCTACCAGGTATAACAAATACAGTTGTATTTCCAGGCATACCAGTACAGATGGGGTCTGAGTTCTATGATGCATTTAACTCAAAAAGCTATAAAGTAGTAGCTCAAAAATATACAGATTCAGTAGTAAAACACCTAGATCAGATTAAGGGAATATGGACAGGCCCACATGCAGGATCACCACCTTACGTAGCACCAGTAAATTGGTCAAAGCTACAATAGATTGTTAATAACTTTCTACTATTATACGTCAGAAATTTTTTATCTTGCGTAAATTTTATTATATTTAACTATGCAATTAAAAACACCAAAAGACTTAGCTATAAAAGCCAGGATGATGGGTAAAAAGACCATCTCATATAGCCAACTTAATATGTACAAAGGCTGCCCACTACAATGGAAGCTTACATATATTGACAAACACAGAGAGTTTATACCTTCAATGTTTCTGGTATTTGGTACAGCCATGCATGAAGTACTACAACAGTATTTAACAACAATGTATGAAAAAACTGCAGTAGCAGCAAACGCACATGACTCTGAAAAGATGCTTAAGGAATGCATGGCAACAGAATACAAGAAGGCAGTAAAAGACACCGGAACACACTTCTCAGATGCTGCAGAAATGCAAGAGTTCTATGATGAAGGTGTATTAATGATAGACTACTTCAAGAAAAGGCGGGGTGCATACTTCTCAAAAAAGAATACAGAACTACTTGGTGTTGAAATACCTATCCTATGTGAAAGTGATGACAATACAAATATAATGCTAATGGGCTTTGCAGATATTGTAATGAAGCAAGGTGATACAATTACAATATATGACATTAAGACGTCAATGTTTGGATGGCGTGCAAAAAAGAAAAAGGCAGAAGGTGATCAGCTTAGAATATACAAAAGGTATTTCTCAAAGCAATATGATGTACCAGAGGAAAATATAAACATAGAATACTTTATTGTCAAGAGGAAGCTATATGAAAATATGGACTTCCCACAAAAGAGAATACAACAATACCAACCACCACATGGTAAGGTATCAATGAATAGAACAAAGAAGTTATTAACTGAGTTTATTGGCCACGCATTTACAGCAAATGGAAAGCACAATAAGGAGGCACACTATCCCGCACTAAGGACTGGGTGCCAGTATTGCTCATTTAAGAAGAATTATGAATTATGTCCGAAAAAGGACAGAAAATTAGTAAAATGAAAGTAGGAATAATAGGAAGTAGGCAATACGAAAATAGAAAGAAGGTTAAGGACACAATCTTTAATCTACAGAAGAAATTTGGAACTAAGCTAACAATTGTTAGTGGAGGTTGCAAGGATGGTGCTGATAGATATGCAAAGAAGTTTGCATTAGAATTTAATTGTAAATACGTTGAGTTTAACCCAGCACACACTGTCTATAACTTTTATTCTGCTCTTACTGAGAAGTATTACGGAAAGCAATACAATACGAGACATTTCTTTATAAGAAATATAATGTTAGCAAAGTATTGTGATGTTGTCATAGGGTTTATAGCTAGTGGAAATGATGCAAGAGGGACAAACCATGCACTTACGGAAGCTAAAAAAAATGATAAAAAAGTCGTAATTATTTCGTAATGAGTATATATTTATATACAAATATAATTGGAGGTTATGATGGATAAACACAAAAAAAGGTTAACATCTGTGAACGTTGATAAAAACATTCACCAGGAGTTCAAAATTCTTAGTATAAAAGAAGGAATTACATTCCAAAGGTTAGTGAATCTAACTCTTGAGATGTATATTAAAGACAAAGAGTTTAGAAGTAAATTTAATAAATAATAGGGAAAAGGTTATGACAAAAAAGAAGATACTTTTACTCGGAGATGACATTAGACTGCCGTCAGGTGTTGGAACGATGAGTAAGGAAATAGTACTAAAATCATTAGACAAATTTGATTGGGTACAAATATCAGGTGCAATACAATCACCAGAAAAAGGTAAGGTGGTTGACCTTAGCAACAACGAAGATGTAAAAAGAGATAGTGGTTTTGAGAATTTCTATCTTAAGCTGTATCCAGTCGAAGGGTATGGAAACAAGCAAATACTAAGCGAGGTGCTAAATATAGAGAAGCCAGATGCAATAATACACTTTACAGACCCAAGGTTTTGGGGTTGGCTATATCAAATGGAAAATGAGCTAAGGCAAACTACACCAATTATGTATTATAACATTTGGGATGATCTACCATTCCCACACTGGAATGAACCATTCTATGACTGCTGTGACTCTTTGATTGCTATATCAAAACAGACATACAACATTAATAAGCATGTATGCCAGAAAAATCCAAGAAAAGAGGATGTTGACTTGACATATGTGCCACATGGTGTTGACCAGAAAGTATTTAAGCCACTAGATAAGTCTGATCCAGGACTTATTGAATTCAAGGCAAAGTACTTTCCAGCATTGAATGATGACTCATTCGTATTGCTATTTAATAGTAGAAATATACAAAGAAAGAGACCTCAGGATCTAATACTTGCATATAAAAACTTTGTTCAGTCTATGGACACTGAAGCAGAAAAGCAAAACACATTCTTAATACTACACACAGACCCAGTAGATCAAAATGGAACTGACCTGCCTGAAGTAGTTAAAAACTTAGGAGAAGGTGCAAATGTTATATTTTCAAGTGGAAAGATACCAGCAGAACAACTAAACTATCTATATAACTTATCAGATGTAACATGCCAACCAAGCTCTGCAGAAGGCTTTGGCTTAAGTGTTATGGAATCAATAATGTCTGGAACACCAATTATTGCTTCATGCATTGGAGGCTTACAGGATCAGATGGGGCTTAAGAATGAAAAAGGCAATGATCTAACGATAAAAGATTATACGGCAGATTGGCCAAGTAATAGTAATGGTAGATATAAAGAGCATGGAGAATGGGCATTCCCATTGTGGCCACAACTTAACTTAGTTGGTTCACCAGTTACACCATACATCTATGATAGTAGAGTTAGTATTAATGATATAACAAAAGCTATTGCTGATGTATACTCACTTAGCAAAGATGATAGAGATAGTGCAGGAGCTAAAGGTAGAGAATGGGCAATACTAAACCACTTTACTGCCCAAGCTATGGCTGACGGAATCTCCAAGTCAATCAATATATGCTTTGATAATTGGAAACCAAGAAAGAGCTTTAGTCTAAAAAAGAAGACAAATACTAAAAAATTAAAATACCCAA